CCCAATCCCATATCATCCGCCAATATAAATCTATCATTAGCTAATAATTTTTCAATTGCTATTTTTTGATGTGGTAATGGTGGTCTATTATCGTATGGGGAATAATCTATTTCTCTATTTAATTTTTTTTCTTCTTGTATAATTGCGGATTTTGGAATCCACATAGCATGATTTTTTTGATTTTCATAAATCTTACCCCATATGTGGTACGCCTTATCTGTTTCACACAATAATTTTTCACACCATATTTTTTCGGGAACAAAATCTAATTCCTTTGTTTCTTTTAATTTTTCTCCAAAGTTCTCAACTATAACAATATTTTTTCTTGCTACTTTAGGCACAACTTCATGATATTTGATAACATATTCAGATTGAGGTCTTGTTAATTTAAAACTTTTATTTGTTTCAAATTTTTTTTTCCAATCGAGCATTTGGTTATTGTAACCCTCGTAGGTCTCTAAAATATTTTTTGCAACAATTTCCGGTACTTTATCAAGCATCTTTAATAAATAATAATAAATAAGATTGATAATATAAACTATTTATTATATATGAAAAACAAATTACCTATTACAAGAATTTCAAAATTTTTTTCCCAGACAGATATGGATTTAAATGTTCAATTGGGTGAAGAGTATCTACACGGTGATTTAGGTATGAGGTTGGTTCTTTTTAGAGTTGATAGACAAAAAACAGATACTGATAACGTGTATGGTGAAGTGGGTAAAGATGGAATAAAATTTTATCCACCTGTTGAATTTTATGGTTTGGTAAAAATAGACGAACCAAAAAATAACAGTTACACAAAAGGTGTAAATAGATTTTTAGAACCAGGAAATATGTCAATATCCGTTTATTTAAAACATTTAGAAGAAATGCAAATAGATATTAAATACGGTGATTTTATTGGGTATCCCGAATCTGAAGAAAAAATTAGATATTATACTGTCGCAAATGATGGTAAAGTTGTATCAGACAATAAACATAATATGTTTGGTTTTAAACCATATTATAGAACTATTCTTTGTGTACCAGCACAAGAATTTGAATTTAGAGGAATTTAATTATGGGATTACCTAAAAGAAAAACAGATATAAAAGTTTTTGGTGTTAGTCAAAATACAGACAATGCCGTTATTGGTAGAAGAAAAGAATTGTTAGAAGAAATAACAAAATCAGATACTTTTTTACCTGATTCAATTATGCATGATGACATGGATTTGGGTATGCTTGAATTTGTAAAAGAGAATTTTAAAATAATGTCTGATGGTGAAGAGTTACCTATAATACCAAAAATACTAACGATTCAAAGATGGTCAGAATTTAAAAATAATTGGAACTTTTCAGATGAAGATGGTAATATAAAATTACCATTTATTGCGGTTGTTAGAAAACCTGATGTTCAATTAGGTACCAATCCATCAATTCAAAGAACTATACCCGATAGACGAGATTTTTTCTATGCCTCGGTACCAACTTGGGATGGAAATCAAATGGGTGCCGATGTATATAAAATACCTCAACCTGTACCTGTTGACATTGGATTTGATGTAACAATTGTTTGTACAAAATTTAGAGATGTTAACACTTTCAATAAAAAAGTTTTACAAAAATTTTCATCAAGACAAGCTTATACTAAAATTAAAGGACATTATATACCAATAATTTTAGATAGAATAGAAAACGATAACACTGCAATGGATACAATGGATGGTAGAAGATTCTATGTTCAAAATTATTCTTTTACGATGTTAGGGTTTTTGATTGATGAAGAAGAGTTTGAAGTTTCACCAGCGATTTCAAGAGCGATATTGATGACTGAAGTTGATAGTAGAAAATTAAAAAGTAGTAATAAAAGTAATTTAATAACTTTAAATTCTTCATATAGTGATGGTTCAGTTATTGCCACTTATACCGCGACCTCACAATATAAAGTAGATAAAACAATAGAGATTGTTTTTAATGATGTTATTAACACTATAACAGGTGATTCAATAAATCAAACCGTAAGATTGTTTATTGACACAAATCAAACATCGGGAACAACACAATACACAATTAATGAAAATTATTCAAATATTACAGGTAATAATACATTTTCAGGGGTTACCATTAATTCAATTGGTAAATCAAAGTATTCATATTCATATGAACTAACTTAATCCCCATAAATGTCCCTTTTTTGTTGTTGTATTTGTTTTGTGTTATTTTTACAAATTTCTTCAATACTTTTTTGAATTACTTTGTGAATTTTTAATCCGTTAATTTCACAATATTCTTTCAGTATTTTGTGATGATATTCACTTATTTTTATATTTTTAGAAGTGTTATCTTTCATAAAGATAAATATAGATAAAAAAAGATAAATTTATATATATAACTATTTTTTTTTATAAAATAAAGGGAATCTTTGGTAAATGTGATAATATTTATTATAAAAAGAAATAAAATAATATAACCAAACAATATAAAAATGGCAAATTCAAATAGAGTTTTTGTATCTCCTGGTGTATACACATCAGAAAAAGATTTAACTTTTGTAGCTCAAAGCGTGGGTGTAAGTACACTTGGTTTAGTAGGTGAGACCTTAAAAGGTCCCGCGTTTGAACCAATTTTAATAACAGATTTTGATGAATTTAAATCATATTTTGGAACAACGTCTCCACTTAAAGATGGAAATGGTAACCCAAAATTTGAATTACCATATTTTGCCAAATCATACTTAGAAGAATCAAACCAATTATTTGTTACAAGGATATTAGGTTTAACGGGATATATGCCAAGTAAAAGTTTTGGAGTACAAACTATTGGTGGAGTTACTTTAGGAACTTTAAGTGGAACAACAAGTGGTTTAACCATGTCAGCAACCACGAGTACAATTACGGGTAGTACGATATATTCGGAATTGTCCGATAAAATTTCAGTAGACGGTAATTATATTACTGATTATATTGTATCTAATTTTAGCGGTAATACTTCGTCAAATCACGGTCAATGGTTTGTTATGGGAAATGTACCATCTTCGGGTACAACATCATTAACCTCTTCTTTAGAAGAAGTTTCTCCATTAACAGGTTTAGATAACGCAAATAATAACAATAACAAAGAGTGGTATAATGTTTTAGTTAATACAGGAAGTACTGAGGTATATTCTTATTTATTTGTTTACAATAGTGGTACTTCAAGGTTTGATGTAACAAGATATACCTATAACGCAACTTTGAATAGTGACTACGATGGAAAGATAATTTTATCTTTTAGACCGAGAGGTTCATATGTTGGACAAACATTAAATCTCGAAGTAACTACGGATTCCAGTTTTAACATTAGTGGGACTGGTTTGACATCAAATCCTTTATCTGAATTCACCGTAAACGTAACAGGTGCAACAAGTGGGGCAAAATCTTTTACATGTAGTATGGATAGTACTTCTTCAAAATATGTAACTAAAGTATTTGGGACCGATGTTTACGATAGATTAAAAGGTGATGTTCCGATTTATGTTTTTGAATCATACCCCAATTATCTTTTAGAGGCTTACAAACAAGGTTATATCAGAGGTTTAAGTTTAACAGAAATCTATGAAAGTGAAGGAAATTCTTTTAGAACAAAATGGGACACACCTGTTTCTCCGACAATTGTTTCAGAAGTTCGTGGTGGTGAAGTTGTTGATTTGTTTGACATCATCACCATTTCGGATGGGGACAGTGCTAATTTTGAAGTAAAAATATCGATAATAAACATTAATATTGAAACAGGTGAATTCGATTTAATTGTTAGGGACTTTAACGATACTGATGATAATATTGTTGTACTTGAAAAATTTTCAAGATGTTCAATGAACCCAGATTTACCTGGATATGTTGCAAGAAAGATTGGTACCTCCGATGGAGAATATGAATTACGTTCAAGATATATTATGTTATCGATGAGTAATAGTGCACCATCGGACGCATATCCTGCGGGTTTTAAAGGTTTTGTTTCAAACAGTACATTTGATACAAAAACTTTGGGGTCTGTTATGTATAAAACGGAATTCTACGATGCTGGTGATATTATGGGATATGAAGCGGATGGTACACCAATTCTATCTTCAGGTGATAAACTAAGAAGAACATATTTTGGTTTAGGTAATCAAGTTAGTCAAAATACATTTGATAGAGATTTATTTAAATTTAAAGGAATAAATGCAACTTCATCAACTGAAGGGTTTCACTTATCAACAAACGCTTCAACTTTGACAGGTACGACGTATTTAACAACATCATACGATTTAGAAGGTCAAACAGATGCAACAAACAATAAATTAACAAATATTAACTATAGAAAGTTTACATTGGCTGTATGTGGTGGATTTGATGGTTGGGACATTTACAGAAATGTAAGAACATATGGTGATAGTTATATCTTTGGTAAACCAACATATGTAAGTGGTAATACTTCAAATGGAGGTGTGTTTAGTACTATTTCAGGTAATTCTGATTATTACTCATATATACAAGGTATCGATACCTTCGCAAACCCTGAAGCAGTTGACATTAATATATTTGCAACGCCGGGTATTAACTTTTATGACCATAGTTCATTGACAGCCTACTCGATTGAAATGGTTGAGGAAGATAGGGCAGATTCTTTGTATGTAATATCAAGTCCAAATCAAACAACGAGTGATGAGATTATCGATTCATTAGATTTAGTATCGATTGATAGTAACTATTCAGCAACATATTGGCCGTGGATTCAAGTGAGAGATGTGGATAATGCAACACAATTGTTTTTACCACCAACAGGTGAAGTATTGAGGAACATTGCGTTAACTGATAATGTTTCATTCCCATGGTTCGCGGTTGCTGGTTATTCAAGAGGTTTGGTTAATTCAATCAAAGCATACAAAAAATTAACATTGGATGAAAGAGACGATTTGTATAAGAATAGAATCAACCCAATTGCGACTTTTGCTGATACAGGTACCATAATTTGGGGTAACAAAACTCTACAAGTTAGAGAATCTGCTTTGGATAGAATAAACGTAAGACGACTTTTATTGAGAGCAAGAAAATTAATATCAGCAGTTGCGGTTAGACTTTTATTTGAACAAAATGATGAACAAGTTCGTAATGAGTTCTTAAGATTAGTTAATCCAATATTGGAATCAATAAAAAGAGAAAGAGGTGTCTATGAATTCAGAGTAACAGTATCGAATGACCCGGAGGATATAGATGCAAATACTTTGAGAGGTAAAATCTATATCAAACCAACTCGTTCATTGGAGTTTATTGATGTGGAATTCATAATTACACCTACAGGCGCTTCTTTTGAAAATATTTAAAAAATTACCCAGTATATTACACCAGTATATAAAACTAGTAGATAATAAATGTTAAATAAACTAGAAATAATAAAAACTAGATAATAAAAACTAGATAATAAAAACTAGAAATAATAAATACTAGTATATACTGGGCTAATAAAAGATAAATAAAAAAAAAGAAAAAACCAAGTAATTATAAAAAAAAATTTTAATAAACAGAGTATTTATAATAAAGAATAATAAAAATAAAGAAAAAAAATGGCAGATTTATTAATGAAAATGCCGGTTCCATACGAACCGAAACGTCAAAATAGATTCATTTTGAGGTTCCCATCTTCATTGGGAATTAATGAATGGTATGTATCATCCGCGGCTAGACCTTCGGCAAAAATAAACTCGGTAGCAATACCATTTTTAAATACTTCAACGTATGTTGCTGGTAGATTTGAATGGGCTGAAATGAGAGTAACTTTTAGAGACCCAATTGGTCCATCGGCAGCACAGGCTTTAATGGAATGGTTTAGATTGCATGCAGAATCTGTTACAGGTAGAATGGGTTATGCTGCTGGTTATAAGAAAGATATTGAACTAGAAATGTTAGACCCGACGGGTGTAGTTGTTGAGAAATGGATTATGCAAGGTACATTCATCACCGATTTAAACTTCAATGAATTGGATTATTCAAGAGATGAAATTGCAACAATTACTTGCTCTTTACGACCAGATAGATGTATTTTGGTGTACTAATTTAAAAAAAATA